TAAAATCTTCCACAAAATCTTCTACATTAGGATGTTGTTTAACAGCTAAGTTTTGTAATCTTAATAATTCTGCTTGGTGTTCATAATCTGTATTCAATGGTTTATGAACACGAGCGTCTATCGTTGGGAGTGCAATTAGTAAAATTTCAAGGTTAACATTCAACAAAATAAAGAAACCGGTTTTATATTCTGTATAGAAAGAAAGGTCAGAATCGACATCGTTTTCATCAAGTGCATATTCTGAGAAATCTTCTAAAATATCGGTAGCGATAGTTTCTAATTTGTGATAATTAGAAAGATAATCCCAATTAAGTTTCCCGTTTTTTGAATCAAACTTGATATAAGCTTTTCTGTTGTTGCCATAGTTAATCCTCCTTTATGCGTAAACGAGCTGTAACATAATCAAGATAAGTACAGATTTTTTGGATATTTCGAGAATCTTTTTTTAACTCATGCTTGATTAAAAGAAAGGTCCATTTATCATGTATAGAAAAAATAGAGTGGAATTCTTTTTCGACACGGTAAACATCTTCAAGAATACTGTGAAATAATCTGCTAGAGTGATCATTGTCTTGAAGAATACTATCTTTAAAGCCAGAAAATCGGTCGGCAAAAAGATTTCTATTTTTATTATAGTCTTCTTTCTGGGAGATTATTTTTAAAGTTTTGTTGATGGAGTTGGATTTAATGAGTAACCATACAGATAAAATAAATCCAAATATTCCAGAGAGAGAAACAATGAGGGAAAAATATTCATTTGTGGTATTTAACTTAATTAGCCATCCAATGATAAAATCGCCCCCTTTCTTTTGGAAAATTATAGCATGGTATGTCAAAAAAATAAAGCTTATACAATAAAGTAATTCCAACGAAATAGATGCAAAAGTTCTGCAATCGGAAAATAAAAAAGATGCGGCATCAGCGGCTTTGGAAGCGGCGCACAGAGCCAAGAAGAAGGATAACAAGGAATAGGACAAAATCGGCAATACATACAGTTTAACAGGAGGTGGTTTTATGCCGAGAAGAGCACCAAAAAAGTACAACGTAACCATTACTTATTGCGAGCATACACCGGAGGAGGAGGCACGCATCAGCGAGCAGGTGAGAGAGGCGATTTATCAAGCCAAGATGATTGCCATAAAGAAAAGAGAGGAAGCGGCGGCAAAGGAAGCGGCAAATACATAAGAGGGGCTTTGCCCCATGAGAAGGACAAGCTATGAAAGGGTGAGATTATGAAAAAACGCAGGCGTTTGCGGAAACCGATTCGCTGGGCGGTGCGGTTTGTATGCTATGCCGTAGCGGCAATCGTAGCGGATCTGACGGTCATCGGGGCAATTCTGTATTACTTCGGAGATATGTACATTATGGCGGCTCTGGGCGTGTGTCTGGGGGTGAATATTCTGACGGAGTATTTCTTCTTCAAGGATGAATTTCGCAGAAAGGTGGTGAAGGAATGAAGGACGCAGGATGGAGCATTTACCCGAATCTGGAGAAATGGATATGGATGAACTGTAAATCTATCAGTGACTTTGCCGGAAGAATCGGGGTAGCACATAAAACGGTAATCACATTGATGAAGGGCGAGAGAGGAACGACGAAATATGTCATTGACCTGATTTTGAAGGAGACAGGCATGACATACGAAAAGTGCTTCAAGGAAAAATAAAATATCCCCTTTGGCGATGGCACGCCTCGGGGGAATGGATAAATAGTCAATTACATAGTAGCAGAAAAGCTGGATTTATGCAATGAAAATATGGCTTCTCGAAGCAGCATCCCCGGGATAATGAAATAAAAATGTAGCACAGAAGTTAGCTTTCTTTTCCGTGGAGATAATCGGTCGAGACATTAAGTTCGCGAGCAATTTTGGGCAGATTCTCGTGACGAGGCTCATAAGTACCATTCAACCATCGTTTAACAGTAACTACAGAAACACCCGCGAGAAGGGCAAGTGTGCTGACATCCATATTCATTTTTTCCATAGCGTGTGTCAGACGCTCGGAAAGAATGTTAGGAAACTCCAAAAAGAAAAAGAAGAACATGGTAATCCCCCCCTTTGACCGGGGATGTTGCTTCGAGGAGCCATATAAATTCATTTTATCACAAATCGAAAGGAATTGAAAAATAATGAAAAAACCGGGATGGAGTGTATATCCGAATCTGGAAAAGTGGATAAACGAAAACTGCGAATCTGTTTCGGAATTTGCCTGGTTGGTGGCTGTATCACCGACCACGATATACAAATTTTTAAAAGGAAAAAGCGACTTGAGATATGAGACTGTGTGCGCGATTATGCGTGTTACACACATGAGATTTGATGTTATTTTTGAAAAAACGAAGAAATAACTTGGAGGTTTTGACAATGGGAAAAATCGAGGATGCAATCAAGAAGATAAATACAGAAATTCAGAAGGAGCCGAGCAACAGATATCTGGCATTGGTCGGGGAGCATATTATTGACAACATTACATCCGAAGCGGCAGCGGAAAAGGTGCTGAAGGAGGAAAAGACGCTTGCAAAGGCATTGGGCGGCATCCAAAATAAAGCATCCAAACAAAAGACAGGGAATTGCGCTGTGATTGAGGATGCTGTGGTATACGGCTGGGCAAGAGAATATTTCGGCTTAACGGCAAATCCGCAGGCACCTGCGGAAGAACCCAAAAAAGGCGTTTGCGTCAGTCTGGAAGATTTCCTGTAAGGAGGCGAGGGCATGAATCTGAAAAAGATACAAGCAATGCCGTTTGCCCCGTTTCACGAGGAAAGCGGAGTGCGCTGGAGGGTAACGGTCAAGGAGCCTGTGGTGGACGGGGAACGTCTGCTTGTGGTTGATTTTCTGGAGAATCTCTCTTGTACTGCGTATCGGAGAGATATGCCTTCCTTCCGCGTTGTGTGCGCCAAGAAAAGCAAGGAGGTAAAGGGCATCAATCACGAGGGCAGGATTCAGCAGAAGGTTCTGGATTGTTTCAGCACACCTATGTGGTGGTATAACGAGTATGTTCTTATTTCTCCGAGGGAGGAGAAACTGCTGCAACGGTTTTTGAAATCAACCGAAACAGGAAATCATCAGATGGACAATCTCTGCACATGGATAAAGCAAACAAGGCAGGAAATGAAGAAACGCTCAATGGAGGAACGGGGCGAACTGATGGATGAGGACTATCGGCTTTGCCCCGAAGCCTTACCGGAAGGAATGATTGACTACATACGTCGGGATGTTTTGCCGGAGGACAGAGTAATCATTTATAAAAAAGGAAATGTCCAAGGCACCTGTTCTGTTTGTGGCAGGAAAGTCCATGCAAGAGACAGACGATTTGTGCAGGGTACAAGGGTTAACTGTCCGAGCTGCGGTACAAGGGTTTCCTGTGTTCTGGAGAATGGCTCTGTGTTTGCATCAAATTACATTGAAAATATCGTTGCGGTGCAGAAGGGAACGGATGGAGAAACGGTGTTCTTCCGGCAATGGCTCTTGCATCGGGATAACTCGGCAAGATGGGAGCATATAGAGGATTTCCTACAGGAAACCGTGAGATATGCCATCAGAGGGAATAAAACAGCCAAATGGCAAAAGCAGGGGAAGGAATCCTACTATATGCGTACAGAGCGGTACGAGCTGGACGAATGGACCAGATGGCAAGACAACCGTATTTATGACGGCAGTTATTTCTTCTATCCCACCGGTATAGAAGAAGCCCTGAGCGGAACGGCAATGCAGTATGCCGACCTGGAGGGGTATCTGGAAGAAAGGGGACACAACAGAAATCCAATCTATTTTTTGGAGTACCACGAAAAATACCCCGTGATTGAGTTTCTCTGGAAAGCAGGTTATCGGAATATTGTACATAACAGGATTTTCGGCATGGACAGGGAAAACAGAAACGCTATCCACTGGGAGCGGAAAAAGCTGAAGGAGTGCTTCAAATTTCCGCTGCGGATTTTGAAGCTGATGCCGCCGGAGGAATGGAAACTGGACGATGTGCAGCGGGCGAATTACCTTTGGAAGAATTACGGCGAGAGAATCACAGATGCCGAAATGCAGACAGCACTGCAATCAAGAACGGATGTGCAGAGTCTAACGGGGGCAATGCCGTATGCCGGAATCGGAAAGATTCTGAAATACATCCAAAAGCAGACAGAGAAACGAAAGGAAGAAAAAGGACACACAACTTATACACCGAAAGGAATCATACGAGCCTATCGGGATTATCTGCGTGAATGCGAGCAGTTGCATTTTGATTTACATGACAGAGAGATTCTCTTTCCGAAGGATTTAGTAGCGGCACATGACCGCACCATGAAACAGATTGCATTTGAAAAGAATAAAGCCGATCAGGAGAAATTCCAAAAAGCAGTAGAAAAGCTGGAAAATTTCGCGTGGAGCGAAGGAAAATTTTTCATTCGCCCTGCAAGAGAGCAGATGGAGTTGACAGCAGAAGGAAAGGCTCTGCATCACTGCGTCGGCGGCTACATCAGGGATATGGCAGAAGAAAAGACTGCGATCTTTTTCCTGCGAAAGGTAAGCGAACCGGACAAGCCATTTTATACATTGGAATTGCAGAAGAAAAGGGTGATCCAATGCCGCACAGAGCATAACGCATCCTATGACAGAAATCCGGATGTGAAGAACTTTGTGGATATGTGGATAGAGAAAATCGTGAAAAAAGGCGGAAAAAAGAAGGCTAAGGAGGCAGCAGCATGAACGAAATCACAAGACCGATTGAGGTCATTACACAGGAAATCAACTTTTACAAATCACAGGCAGGAAACGCCATTATCGAGATTGGGAAGCGTCTGCATGAGGCAAAGCTGACACTGCCGCATGGCGCATGGGGTGCATGGCTGCAGAATGAGGTGGAATTTTCGGAACGTACCGCACAGAATTGCGTATCGCAAAGGAATACCGAAATCCGCAGTTGATTGCGGACATGGGGAACAGTGCGACAAAGGCCCTGCTCCTGCTTTCCCTGCCGGCAGAGGAAAGAGAGGAATTTGTCGGCGAGGCGCACGAGATTGACGGGGAAGAAAAAACGGTTGCCGCCATGACAACAAAGGAAATGGAGCGTCTGCTGAAGGAACTGGAAGCGGAACGCACAGAAAAAGAAAAATTACAGTCGCAGTTGGATTTGTTCCGGACGGAAAAAGATAACGCTGTGGATGCCGCCTATAAGGAGACAGAGGATAAGCTGGAAGCACTGGTTAACCAGAAGGAGGCGGCGGAGCAAGCCAAGAGAGAAGCGGAGGAGCGGATTGCCGCCATGGAGAGTGAAATGGATGAGCTGCGGATGCAGGCAGAGCAGACAGCTCTTCCGGATGAATCCGAATTGGAAAGAATCCGCAGAGAAGCGGAGAACACCGCAAAGCAGAAGGCAGAAGAAGCCATGCAGAAGAAACTGGATAAAGCCAAGAAGGATGCAGAGAAAGCCAGAAAGGAAGCGGCAGAGGCACAGGCAGCCATTGAAGCGCATGAGAGCGCACAGAAGGAAGCAGAGGAAGCGATGCTGAAAGCCAAGGAAGAGCTGGCACAGGTAAAGGTAGATACAGAAAAGAAGCTGAAAGCGGCAGGCTCCTCCGGCATTACGGTTTTCAAGGTGCATTTTGAGGCGGTGCAGGGAGAAATCAACAAAATGCTGACCTGCATCGATGGCGTAGAGGAATCCGAAGGCAAGGAAGAAGCGGATAAGCTGAAAAAGGCTCTGCAATCGCTTTGCCAGAGCGTACAGGATAATTTATAAGGAGTGAGCGGTATGACGGATAGAAGGAACAAAGGAAAGTATGAGGTCTGCACGGACTGCGGCGCACATTTAGATCATGGGGAGCATTGTGATTGCGGGGAAGAAGATTCTCCGCAGGATGCCGTTTATAAGGCAGAGGATATATATAAGGAAAAACAGGCTCTAGTAGCGGTTGAGGCGTTTGGTTATGAGGAACGAACGTATAGCGAACGCTGTGTGAGGTGACGAATAAACGCCGAAATATAGCGGTTTCCGAAGCAAAGCGAGGAAAACTTACCACATCTAATAGGAAGAAACAGAAAAAGACATAAAAAAGCCCGCCTGTTGACGCAGGCGGGAAGGTCTTGGGAGACCGTACATATCTATATCTAATATAACACAGAATCCTTGATTTATCAAGGGTTTTACGGTATTCCCGAGACTGTTTTTTCAAGAGACGGCGGTCTCTTTAGACTGTCCATAAAGCAATTAACTGAATGGACACGCTCTTATTTATAAGAAAGAGGAACGGGAATGCCAAAGTACAGAAAGAAGATTCGGTCTGGGGATGTATACGAGGTGGAGGAATTTTACTGCCCTCGGACAATAGGAAAAAAATACGAAAGAGGTCGGAGCGAAAATCTCACCTCAGAGGAACAGGCAAAAAGAAATCTGCAAATCGCCAGAAAGAAAATAACACGCAGCATCAATACGAATTTCAATGGGGATGATTATTTCGTTCTGCTGACCTATGCGGCAGAGGTAACGATGGAACAGGCGAAAAAGGAATTCAGCAATTTCAGAGACAGGCTGAACCGATATCGGAATAAAAATGGATTTTCCAAATTGAAATATATTGCAGTGGTTGAAACGCAGGGCAAAAAGAATCGTGTGCATCATCATGTCGTGATGAATAGATTTGAAGGTCTGAGCATGAAGGAGGCGGCAGAGATTTTAGAAGATGTCTGGGGCAAGGGTACAGTTCTGATAAAAAAGCTGTATAAGAACCAGAAAGACAACCGTCTTGCAAGCTACCTCTCAAAGGAGAATATCAGAAAGGGCGCAAAGCGTTGGAGCACCAGCAGGAATCTGAAAAAGCCGGAAGTAAAGCTGGAGGTTATCAAGGAAACCAAAAGAAAAGTATCCCTAAGACCGCCGAAGGGGTTTGATGTGATTGTGCAGACCGAGGACTATTTTGCAGAAATCGGCTGGGTGCGGTATATGAAAGCTGTCCGTAGGGGCGGCATGGACTACGGAGCATACGAGGGAGGAAAGAAAACAGATGCAGGGAGCAAGAACAGGCAGTCATAGCTATTCCATTTTGCAGGGGAAAAGGAAACGCTGCTATTTTACAGACACAGAAACCGGGTCGTTGGAGCGGCACCATATTTATTTCGGCGCAGGAATGCGGCAGATATCAGATAAACACGGATTCTGGGTGTGGCTCAAGCCGGAATGGCACAGAGGAACGTCGGGTGTTCATGGAAGGGATGGGCATAAAGTCGATTTGCGGCTGAAACAGGATTGCCAAAGAAAATTTGAGGAAACCCATACCAGAGAGGAGTTTATGGCAATCATCGGACGGAACTATTTGTCGGACGAAGCAGAACAGAAAAAAACGCAAACGCCTGCGGATACGGGTGGGTTCTATTTGCTGTAGGAGGTGTGAGCATGGGCAAAGGAATTACATATAGCACAAGCGGAAGAGACTGTCCATGTTGCGGATGCCAAGAGAGGGCTGTCGGTTGCCATGGGACGTGCGAAAGATACAAAGCATGGGACGGGAAGCGGCAAGCGGAGAAGCTGGAGAGATTCAGAAGGACAAGCATACTGCACGAAGCGGATAAGCGAAAGAGCGCAGCGGTAAGCCATTACAAGAGAAGGGGGCAACAGATATGAACAAAGTGATTTTGATGGGGCGGTTGGTGAGAAGTCCGGAGGTGCGGTATTCCCAGGGAATGGAACCGATAGCAGTAGCAAGGTATACTCTTGCAGTCAATCGTAGATTCAAACGCAAGGATGAGCCAGAAGCGGATTTTATTCCATGCGTGGCATTTGGAAAAGTCGGAGAGTTTGCGGAAAAATATTTCAAGAAGGGGCAGATGGTTTCCATTGTCGGACGGTTGCAGGTGCGCAGTTGGGAGGATAACGAAGGGAAGAAACGCTGGAGTACGGATGTGATTGTGGAGGAGCAGTATTTCGCGGAAAGTAAGAAGGAGAACGGGGAAAGTAAGCCTGCGGAACAGAGCAGATCCGCAGCGGCACAGAATAAGCCTGCAAAGCAAATGGGATTGGCGGAACAGGAAGGATTCTATCCCATTGATGAGACAATCGAAGATGATGATTTGCCATTCTGAGGGAGGTGATAGATTGAAGGACAGAGATTTAAAGCTTGACGGATACAATATCTCCGGCAACCGCTACAGAGAATTAAAATATTTCTGCCGTCAATACAGAGAAAAGCAATCGCTCCTGCGGTCGATTACGGAAGTCGGTTCACCTCCGCTCAGCGGTGGTGGTAGCGGCAAGCTTTCGGATAAGACCGCCAGCACAGCAATCAGAAGGACGGAGCTGCAGCGGGACTTAGAGATGATTGAGCAGACGGCGATTGAAGCGGACGCGGAGATCTATACATACATCCTCAGTAATGTAGCGGATGGAGTGCCGTGGGAGTATCTGGGTGTGCCGTATAGCAGGGCAACCTTCTACAGGAGAGTAAGAAAGTTTTTTTGGCTGTTGGATAAAAAGAAATAAAAAAATTTGAGACAAAAGGGACGTACTTTTGTGTTATAGTAATACCATGGAGAAAAAAAGAGAAGGACCGCATCAGCGGTCCTTCTCGGTGTCGGCAGCGCAGAGGGTGTCAAGAGATACTTCGAGGGCATCAGCCAGAAGTATTGCGGTTGAAACCTTACAGTCGCCGCGTTTTTCAATATCTTCGATTGTGCGGACGGGGACATTGCTTAATCGACTGAGAGCAGGAACAGAAAGTCCCTTCTCAAGTCTGATGGCTCTTAGTTTCATCAAGAAGCCTCCTTACTTTCTCTTGAGAACTGTTACAAATGCAGCAATAGAAATAAGCAGTGCAATGATGCTAATGATTGTAGATAACGGTTGCATAATATTTCGACATGGAGTAAGATATGGGTAAGGTAAGGGGCTTTTGCCCCAAACCCTATTTCTTTGTAGCCAGTCTATACAGGATAACCGCTGTCGCAAGGTTGATTATCGCTGTGATTAGATTGGCTATTGTATTTATACGCTCCATGTCGTTCACCTCCTTTCTATGATATTATTATACCACGTTATAACGTGGTTGTCAATAGAAACATGAAAATAAATCCAAAGAAATCCTGATAGCTACGATGCTTATCGGGATTTTTTATTTGTGGAAGGATGATGCGGATGACGGGAGAACAGCTTTTGAAATTACAGGAGAAGATTTCTGCTGACAACGTAGATTCCTTCTATCACTGGAAGGATTGGGAGCAGCTGCGGGCGGAGGTTCTTCGGATGGACAACCATGAATGTCAGATATGCAAGCGAAAGGGCAGGTATCGCAGGGCGGACATTGTGCATCATGTCAAGCATCTGAAGGACAGACCCGACCTTGCGTTATCTATCTGGGATGGAGAGGAGCGGCAGCTTGTCAGTGTATGCAGGCAGTGCCATGAGGACTTGCATCCGGAGCGGACGGTGCGATACCGATACGGAAAGACTGTGAAGCCAATCACCGAGGAGAGGTGGGATTGATTTGAAAAATATGATACCCCCCCTCGAAAAAAACGGGTTTTTGGCATTTTGGCTCGGTCGGGTTGTACTTGCGACAATTCAGAAAAATTGAAAATACGCGCATGAGGGTGTGGTAGATGGCGAAAAAGAGGTGAAAAAGGATGGCAGGAAAGAAGGATTATAAAAAAACAAAACAATATAAGGCACTGAAAAAAGAGCTTGAGGATGATCTGGAAAGCAGGGGTCTGATTTCGGAGCCATACAAGGATAAAGTGGATGAATATATGCGCCTTTGGTGCTGGTTACAGATGCTGAATGATGATATTTCGGTACGCGGTGTATTCATTGAATACCAGAATGGCGAGAACCAGAAGGGCACCACGGATAACAAATCTCTGACCATTGCAACGAGAGTTTCCAGTCAGATGCTTTCCATCTGGGCGGCACTCGGATTTAAAGATCAGGCTGTTAAGGCGAAGGCTGCGGCAGGCGGTGAGGATGATGAGCTGTGAGTTAAATCCGCATATTTTGGAATACATTGAGCTTGTCGAAAACGGCATTGCCTGCGAGGAGCAGAAAGCCCTTGCCGCCCATGTGCGAAAATGCTTTGAGACGGAGGAAATCTATGTGGACACAGAGCAACTGGAAAAATATCTGGGATTGGCGAAGTATTTCAGTTTTGAAAAGCTGTTCCCGTGGGAGGAGTTTTTGATAGCATTATGGGACTGCACCTATTGGAAATCCAACAACCGCCCCAGATGGAAGATTGTGTTTGCCATGGTGGGGCGTGGCGCAGGGAAGGATGGCTTTATTGCCTTTGACGGTGCGTGCAGCATCAGCCCATACAATCCTGTGAAGTATTACGACGTGGATGTCTGTGCCAACAATGAGGACCAAGCGAAGCGACCGCAGTTGGATTTGGTGGATGTTCTGGAGAACCCGAAATGGGAAAAGAAGCTGAGCAGACACTATTATCACACCAAGGAGGTCATTCAGGGTCGGAAAAACAAGGGTGTCATGAAGGGGCATACCAACAACCCCAAGGGGCGAGACGGTTTGCGCAGCGGCAAGGTTATCTTCAACGAGGTGCATCAGTATGAAAACTATGACAACATCAAGGTTTTTACAACAGGGCAGGGCAAGGTGGCGCAGCCAAGGCGTGGCTATTTTACCTCAAACGGCGATATTTCCGACGGCCCTCTGGATGATTATTTAGCGAGAGGACGCAGGATTCTTTTTGAGGGTGAGGCGGACAACGGTTTTTTGCCCTTCATCTGCTGTTTGAATGATAAGGCACAGGTGCATCATCCGGAAAACTGGCAAATGGCAAACCCGTCCCTGCCATATCTTCCGGAGCTCTATGCAGAGGTGGAGGATGAATACAGGGAGTGGCTGGAGCATCCGGAGCAGAACGGGGATTTCATGACAAAGCGAATGGGCATCCGTTCCGGCGCGAAGGAGATTGCAGTTACGGAATATGAAAACGTAGCGGCAACAAATAAGCCCCTGCCTGATATGACAGGATGGAGCTGTGTTGCAGGCGTGGACTATGCGGAGCTGGACGACTGGGCGGCGGTGGATTTGCATTTCCGTAGAGGTGCGGACAGGTTCGACATCAATCACGCATGGATTTGTGCAAGGTCGAAAACACTGCACCGTGTGAAAGCACCTTGGAAGGAATGGGCGGAGCGCGGAGAGGTTACGGTTGTGGACGATGTCGGGATTCATCCCGATTTACTGGCGAATTACATCTGGGACAGTATGCGGAGGTACAATGTCAAAATGCTTGCGCTCGACCATCACCGCTATGCGCTGGTTGCGGAAAGCCTGCGGAAGATTGGCTTCAGCGATGAGCAGAAAAATATCAAGCTGGTACGCCCGTCCGACATTATGCAGATTGAGCCTGTGATTCAGGAGTGCTTTAACAGACAATATCTGCACTGGGGCAATGTTCCCCATCTGCGGTGGGGCGTGAATAACACAAAGCGGGTAAAATCGGGCACAAAGATAAAATCGGGCATAGATACGGGCAACTTTATCTATGCGAAAATCGAGGCAAAAAGCCGCAAGAATGATGCCTTCATGGCATTTGTAGCGGCGATGACAATAGAATCCGTTCTTGGCGATGGCGCACCTGTACAAATTCCGACAATGGGTGCTTTTGTATTTTAAAGGGGGTGAGAAAATGGGAATCAGTATCAAACGATGGATTTTATCTAAACTGGGGCTTGGCGGCACGGCAGAGATTTCCTCTCTGGAATTACAGCAGGCGTTGGAGGAATACCGTATTCGTGAGCTGGCATTTCATACCTGTGTGGCGATGATTGCAAATGCAGTCGGCAAATGCACATTCAAAACCTACAGAAAGCATGAGGAAAACAGGGGCGAGGAGTATTACCTCTGGAATGTAGAGCCAAACCCGAATCAGAACAGCACCGCCTTTTTGCATAAGCTGATTTATCAGCTCTACAAGGAGAATGAAGTGCTGATTATCAGCGGCGGAAAAACAGGAGGACGGGAATATCTGGCGGTTGCGGACAGCTTTACAAGAGCCGCAGAGCATCCATGGAAGGAAAACGAATATCAGGGCGTAGTTGTCGGCGAGGTTAGCTATCAAAAGACATTTCCGGAAAGCGAAGTGCTGCATCTCAAGCTGAACCATAAGGACATCAGACCTGTACTGGATGGGCTGTATCAGTCATACATAAGACTGGTGCAGGCGGCAATGAAGAATTATGAGTGGGGCAGCGGCAGACACCTGAAGGTACATGTCAGCCAGATTGCAAACGCAGGGAATATCGGTGACGGCAAGGACGGCAAGAAGGGGTGGAACGAAGTCTTTGGCGAGATGCTAAGCAATCAGGTAAAGCCGTTTCTGACATCCGAAAACGGGGTTCTGCCGGAATTTGACGGGTACAAATACGAGGATGTCGGCGGAAATCCGGATACACAGCGTTCCACAAGAGATATTCGTGCTTTGGTGGATGATATTTTTGACTTCACGGCAAGAGGGTTTCTGATTCCGCCTGTGCTGATTTTCGGCGATGTGGCGGATTCCAAGGATGCTATGACAAGGTGGCTGACCACCTGCATTGACCCTCTTTGCGACCAGCTTTCGGAGGAAATCAACCGCAAACGGTACGGCTTTTCAGAATGGAAGGATGGCACCTATTTGCAGATTGATACCTCCGCAATTTTGCATTTCGATTTGTTCGGCAATGCGGCAAATATCGAGAAGCTGATTGGTTCTGCGGCGTTCTGTGTGAATGACGTACTGGATGCGGCAGGAATGCCGAAAATCAATGAGCCTTGGGCAAATCAGCATTTTGTTACCAAAAACTTTGAGACATTGGACGGTGCGATGCACCGCATTGATGGGAAAGGGGGTGAA